CTTTAGTTCTACTTTCTCTGTGCTGTATTCTTCATTGAATTTTTGTCTTAAACTTTGTTTGCCCAATATTTCTTCGTGCATACACTTAGCACAATTTGGATCATTTATTGTCCAATTATCTCGTAGGGTTTTGTATTCGTTGCTGTGTAATATATTACCTATATCACCATCAAACGTTTGTATAGGTTGCTTATAACGACAGCAGGGGTAGACACGATTGCCTCCCCTAACATTAGTGTGATTGTATAATGCTGCGCAATTAGAATGGAAGTGGGTCATCATCCTCTTGGCGTCCTACCCAGTCTTGGTGCACCATACTGTAAATAGTTTTAAAATTATCGTATGCCATTTTTAGTGCAGGATAATCCATGCACATGTCTTCTACTTTTGCAACACTAGGCATTATATCTTCAAACTCTTTTGGAGTAAAATTATCAATGTTTAAAGTAATATCTCCATCTAATGAAATTAAATCATCAAATGAACTGGTATCTATAGTTGCTGTTGTAATATCTGAAATTGTAGATGAGTCTATCGAATAAACAAATCCACTTTCGTCTACATTATCAGTTGTAATTGTGTAAGTTTCGTCCGAGTTCCAATTTGAATTGGTCATAACACATATCCTCTATTGTTTTATTTAACTTTACATGTTTACTTAGTTCGTCAACTACACTGCTGACAGCATCCCCTGCTCTACGTTCCGATTCTACAATATTAAGTTTTTTGCCAGTAACTTCTTGCATGGTTTTAATAACTTCTCTTACACTGTAACCAACGTTAGAACCTAAACATTCGTATGGTGTATTAGTAGGACCAGAATTGATGGCATTTACAATAGCATCTGCAAGATCTACTACATGAATATAATCACGTATACAAGTGCCATCTCTTGTGTTGTAGTCTGTGCCATATATTTCAATCTTGTCACGTTTACCAACAGCATGTTCTGCTGCAACTCTAATAAGATGTGTAGGTTCTCCTAGTTGTCTATTGACACCATCTGTGCCACTTACATTGAAGAATCTAAATATTGTGTAACCTTCTGCTTTTTCTTTGATTACATCTTCAGCACAAACTTTGCTACGTGCATATGGGCTTGCCATTTCAAATGCACTACTAGTTCCAGCAAATAACACATGCGGTGTTCTAATGCTTTCAACAACATTTTTAGTGCCCATAACATTTTTTTGGTAATATTGTGTAGGATAAAGCATACTAGGACCTACTAAACTAAGTCCTGCCAAATGAACACATGCATCAGCCCATCCATGTAAAAATTTATCCATAATATCTTGTTTCCAAAACTTATGGCAATATTGTTCTACATCATTGTGCTCGCCATGTATGTTTAGATCTAAGCCATGGACTTCATGCCCAAATTCTGCTAAAGCTCTACATACATGACTACCAATGTAACCTGATGCACCTGTAACAATTACCTTCAATACTTGTTCTCCGCAACATAGTCTCTGTAACGGTTTGTATCTCTACGCCATTGTTCACCATTACCTTGCATAATATCAATGTAACGTTCGATAGTTGCACTGGTCCAATCACTGATTGCACCCATTTTTTCATGGGGTTTATCTAACAACAGCGTTAGTTTATCTTGTGCATCTTGTAAACTCCAAGGCACATACATTCTTGTATGATCGTTTGCAAAGATCTCTGGAAAACTTCTGTATGCTGGAAACAGCACGTTACATCCTAGTGCATCTGCTTCACTTACAGTATTACTAGTCCAGTCCTGTAATGCACAGTTAATCATAACCTTACTGTTATTAAGCATACTGTAATATTCATCTTTTTTAAGATTTTCGTAAATTGTTATCACACCATCTTTTTCTAAGTTTCTTGCCCTGTCAACGTATTTTTGATTATTACTACGCAAAGGCCCGCCTTGTAAAATAGCAAACTCAATATTATCTTCTGCATAGTTGCTTGCAAGATCCATAAAGAAATCTGGTTGTTTTTCTTGATCAAAACGTGCTGCAAACACAACTCTGTTTAAACGTTCATTCCAAGGAGTCAGATCTTCTCCACAACGTTCTTGCACTTCTTGTTTATCAAATGCAAGTCCGCTGATGTTGTAGATAGGCGCTTTCCAATTTGCAATCTTCATATGTGCAACCATTTCTTCATTACTTGCTAAAACACCAGTAACAAACTCATTGCACATTTCTTCATACAAACTCATCCACTTGCTCATGCCCCAAACATGCACAAAGTCATCTGGGTCAATTGCTTGTGCCAAGCAGCGAATAAACACTTTAGGACGCTGTTTAGCAGGAATCTGATCCATAATATATGGCAACGATTCCATACCAGGCTGGAACATGTCTTCAAAGAAGATAACATCTTCACCTGTAACTTCACCGTTACGCATCATTTGCACCAAGTTCATCATTTGCGACATTGCAAAGTAGGAACGGCCATGTGCATCTAGCACTTGGCCTATTTGGATTGCTTTTGTGTTATCGATTGTTGTTCCAGGAACATCTACCCAGTCAATGTTTCGTCGAGCAAATGCCCGACGAGACCATTCTGTAAGTTGTAGAGTATACCTGCCTTCATAGGGCTCCAAGCCCATGTAAAACAGTTTTCTCATTTTTTACGACCTTTCGCACGTGACTTAGCACGTAGATAGTTTTGGTATTTTAGATAAGACTGCCAATTCTTATCATCACGATTATACAAAGCCTTTTCATTAAAGACCTTGCCTTCAAAGCGGCAGTAATCTCGATATTCGTCGAGATCATTAAAAACTTTTTGATATGCTGCACGATCAAATGCAATAGTCATTTACCTTAATCCTTTTTTCTATGGGTAAACAATTTGACAGCCATTTTCGCCATCTTCGGCGACATCAATAACAACAAAGCGGCCGGGATACTTTGCGTTAATTTGTGTATACAAGTCGTCTGCAATCATTTCGCAAGACTTGTGATTTAGTTCAATAGTTTTATCGTCATACAAACTTTCGAGCCAACGTTTAAACTGAATAAATTCAATATCTCTATCGTTATGTGTTACTTGAATTTGCACTTTAAAATGAAAGATGTGTCTATGAGCCACACCTAAGAAACTTACATCATCCCAACCACCAGTTGCAAGTGCCGGGTCGTCTTTTGCCGCAGGATACAAATGGATACCTTCTTTACGAAATGTTACCCAAATACTACGTTTTGCATTTTCTAAACTATTTGTCAATTTTTTATCTTCCTGTCGCATTTTCCAAAGTATCCAATCATAATAGCGTTCTGGTTCTTTGTTGTTACTCATTAACTATACTTTCATTTTGCAATTTTGTCAAGAGAAATAATTTCATCTGTAGTGTATTTAGACCAATGAGTAAATCTTTCTTCCTTTTTTAAATCATGAATCTTATGAACCCAAACTCCTGGATTAGTTGCATCAAAATCTTTGTCATCGATTTTCAAACAAGCATTGTATCCTAACTGTTCAATATAAGGAATCTTAGCACTCAACATAGGAATAAATCTATTGTGTTCTGTATAACCAGATTCTAAGATCCACTCTGTATGCTCAATATCAAAATCTAAAGTTACCCAATATCCTTCCTTCAATAATGGAAAGACCATGCTATCATATGCTTCGTCAGGCTGATAGCTCATATTAGCACCAAGATAAATGTGTTTACAACCTTGTAAGGTTGCAATTTGAATAATTTCTTCAACTTCTTGCACACCTACAACAAATAATGTTTTTTTACCTTGTTGTGGAGTGCATTCTACCTCTGTGCCAACAAAATATGCAACCTGTTCATTGTCGATGTCTATTACTTCTTGATCATAAGGTCGTTTCATGCTTTTTTTGTCCTATACTGTTCATTCCATAAATCCCAACGTTTTTTATAGTATTCATTTATTTCTGTTTTGGGATAATTTTTTTCTTCCATAGTTGAAATAATATTTTCAATATCTTCAAGTGCCATTTCGATAGCCTCTAAACGTAATCTTTTTTCTTCAGAATCCATTTAAGCCGTTCTCCAATTGATATAATTGTTTTTCCAATCTATATATTTCATCTTTATACCAAAGTTTTGCAGTTTTCAGTTTTCTTATTTGATCCATTACATTAAAATGTTTTTCCAATTCACTTATTTCGTCATCTAAATTCCTATGTTTTCTTTTAAGTTCTTGGATATGTGATTTAAGTGTTTGTGGATTTACCATTTATAACTCCTCAAATAATTTTCCAAACATTGTGCTTGCATTTACAGTTTTTTTACCAATGTTTAGCCGAGTTCCAATTACATGCATCCAGTATTTACTATACTTGTCTATTAATTGTAAACTTTTTTCTCTATTTTGTAAAGAAAAAATTTCGTCAACTACTTCTCTAAATTTGACTATGCCCCAACCAGGAAAGTCTTTGTCATTGATAAGCATGTATGGAAACAGTCCAGCATCGTATTGTTCGTTAGCACGTTGAGTGCTTTCAATATGCATCCAAACATTGTGACCCATTTGCAATGCATAGCTAAATGAGTCCCAACTGGTTTTACCTTCTTTGCCAATCTTGTTGAGATCACCTGGTTTATAGATACAAATGTCTTTCATACTGCAATGTTTGCTGATAGGCGAATCTTCAAAGTTTTCAAACACACCATCAGCCATTACTCCATCACTAAACAACCGTGTATCAGTTGAATATTTTTTGTCATCAGCACTTGGACCCATCATATAACTCCATTTGCCTCTGTCGTCTAACCTAATAGTATGATAAACTTGTCCATTTGCTGTTGCAAGGAACGGTGATGCACAGTCATATGTTATCATAAAGTTTTTATTGTGATACTTACGGACTGCACGTTGTATGTCTGTAAGTAATACAGCCCATTCTAGTTTACTTGTGCCCAAGAAATGCATAACATCGTGTAACCCTTCTTCAAGCAACCCGTCATGTATTTGATGCACAAGGCGCCTTAAGATAAGATGCACATCACACATGTTCTGTCCACCCATTGCCCAACCATTAAAGTGTGTGTCTGGATATTTTTTTGGATCACAATAATCCTTAAATTCGTCATACCAACTGTCTGCGTCAGCATGATTGCTACCTTGTAGAACATTTAGCACTTTAAAGTTGCCGCGGCGATTAGCCATATAGTATTTTGCATTGATGTGTGTTGCATCTACTGCATCTTGATAACTGTGAATGTTTGCTGCTTTTGCTGCTTTAGGATCTTGGAATGTCCAAGTTGGAATATCCAACATCATTCCATAGTCCATGTATTCTTCCATCCAGTTTACAACTAGTTCACGCTTTTTAGCAGCCTTTGGACAGTTTGGATCAGTCCAGTCGCCTTCCCACAAGCCTTTTGCAATCTGGAAACCACCTGAGTCACCAAGTAGCCATGAATTATCTCTGTCGCGGTTACGCAACATGTCTTCTTTTTCACTGAACTTGTTTGTATCAAGTTCTGCGTGTCCTGCAGAATAGAGTGCCCACTTGTAGTGGAACGCTCCTTTATCTGGATTTAAAAAATTTAAACCTTCTACTCCACCGATACCTGTAGGAACTCTAGCAGGATCAACGTATTCTCCAAAACGTTGTTTTCCTACAAATGTAGCATAAAAACCACTTATACTTGGAAGGAACACAGCATAGTCATTCTGTGTTTCGGTAAGGTTAATCTTCATTATTTCTGTTGTGCTGGTAGAATGTAATCGTATTTTGCCATGCCGCTGTCTACTGAAATCTTCATAGCGCCTTGGTCTGTGATGCTCATAGTTTTATCACCATCCAAGTTCAAGATAGCAATGGTTTGTGCAACTGGCCATGCCCATGTATGTGTTAATGTGCCTTCGACTCCGTGTGCAAATGTAAATGAACCTGCGTGTGTTGCTTCGTCACCAAAGTAAAAGTTTAGATTACCATCTTCTGTTTTAACTTGGAATACAGTTTCCTCACTGTGTGCTCCTGCCATAAGTTTCATACGTGCAATTGCAGCCATGCTTGGTTGAATTTCCACATCCCAGCTGTTGCCTTTGAACTTTACACTTTTTAGTTTTTCTTCGATAATAGCTTTGTTCATAAAGCGATAATCATTTTTAAAATCGCCTGCTGCATTTTCAAAATGAATGTGTGTCGGTATAGTTTCGCCATTACGTTCTGCCTCAACTACATCAATGTTTGCATTTTCTTTGTATTCTGGATTGTTCAAATGATATGCAAGTTTGCCTAAGTCAGGCATGCCAAATGTGCTGTAGAATTCAGCTACTGGCGAATGTGTTGTTGCTGTCATAATGACACTTCTGTCATCTGCCATGCTTTCGATGGTTGTGTATTCGTCAGCATTGACTTTGAGTGTTGTAATAAAGCCAAGTTTATGTGTATGGCTCACAATGTCTTGTAAAATATCCTGCATGAGTTTACTCCTATTGTTTCATTATACTTGATATGTAATTGAAAGTCAAGTATTTTCTTCTTCCTCTTTGATCATAAAGTGAACTTTTATAACACACCCTTTTTGCTTTTTAATATAAAACTCTAAACCGTGTTGGTTGAATATTTTTATAAGTTCGTTCAAGGTCGGGTCTGGTTTTATTTCTATCACTTTCTGATCCTTTTATTATAGTTGTTAGCAGCTTCAAGTATATTTAGATTTTTATCAAAATTAGCTGCCGTTTTTAATATAGCACTTACGTCTTTTGGAAAACAATGTCCTCCAAATCCACGCTCACTGGTTACTGTTGTATGACTTGATCCAATACGAGGATCTAAGCCAATGTATTCTGCTACTTTTTTGTAGTCAGTATTTGTGTTTTCACACAAGTCATAAATTTCATTAAAAAAAGCAACTTTGGTTGCTAGAAAACTGTTGCGGAAATATTTTACAAGAATAAGTTCTTCCGGTGTCGCAGTAAAGATATTGATATTGCCCATTGCGTTTAGAAACAAATCTTGCCAAAAGCCAACATCATCGCCCCCAATAAGAATAGTGCTATTATTTTTAAAATCTTCTAGTGCTGACTCTGCTCTTAGAAATTCTGGTGAAAAACAAATTTTATCATGAGTAAAATTAGTCCGTAAATTTTGCCAGCCTTCTATGCTGATTGTGCTTTTTATCAAAATAGGAACATTTTTAGCATCATCGATCACTGCTTCTACGTTAGACATATCACAACTACCATCTTCATTCATTGGTGTAGAAACACATACAATAATAGCATCACAATGTCGTAAATCGTCATAGTGTCCTTTGTCAGGATCACTGATTAGTATTTCATAATATTCTTTAAGTGCTTGATGGTGGGCTTGTCCTACATACCCATATCCAGCAATACCTATTTTAAGCATATTCTTTTAACTTTTCCCAAGTGTCTTTCCATCCATTCACAGCAATTGCTTTGCTAGGATGTTTTAACTTCTTTGCTAGTGGATAATCGTTGCCATCTTGTTCCATTTTGTCACCAAAGAAAATAATGCGATCAAAGTCATTGAAGTCGTCGAGTATTTGTCCTTTGTCCCAACCTGTAGGATAGATATCAATACCTGTTTCTCCTCCTACTTTGGCTGTGATTTCTGGAAAATTTAAGTTTATCTGGAATGCAATACTTTCACGTTCTTTATTTTCAATGTCGTGTTTAATATATAACCTACGTTCGCCTAGTGTGGCGTTTCTACCAACTATACTAAAGTTGACACAGCCTGGACGTTCTTCAATGTGATTACCTGTGCGTAAAGGAAAACTGCTTGCTTGTAGCCAACCATGCATTAGATCCATAAGTTCTTTTGGTGCTGTCCAATCTTTGCTTCTAACATTTACACCAGCACTGTATACATCATTGCCGCTACAATTGTATACAACTTTGGCTAGGTTGTATGTTTCACCAATCTGTTCAATAGTTTTTTCTTTATCACTACCTGTTACAAGATAAACATCATTGACCAAGCAAAATGTATTAAAGAATGCCTTAAACTCATAGTCCATTTTACCACGACTTGGTGTAAGTGTTCCGTCTACATCAAAAACAAACTTATTCATATACACAGACCGCCTTTTCGCCTTCTGTGAATGTTGTTTCTAATACTACTCTGTTTATTTCACATTGTTGATTAGTGTTATAGGTGTTAAACTTTGTAGCTTTATATTCATCATAATCTGCGATGTAGCTAACAACTAATAAAATCCACATTACGAATTCTCCTTGATCCAAACACATTCACTAACATCTTCTGGTGTGTCATACATGCGCTTACACACTTCATAAGGATGACTATAACTGCCTAGTGCTAGTCCTAGCACAAATACAAGTGCAATAAGTGCAATAGGAATACCATATTTGCTGGTTGTAGTAAACCCAGTTCTAAAACCTTCCCAAAATGCTTTACTCATCCTTGCTGTGCCTTATGCTGTGCAACACCTGCTGCCTTTGCTAGTTCTGAAAAGCGATCAGCAACCTGTCGCATTTCTGCTTCCATTAGTTTATCTCGATCACCAAAACTTCTTGCCATGTTGTGCAGCAAGATAACCATGTCGCCATCTGTTAATGGTTTACGTCCTTCAGGTAGTGGCATATTGTTCTCCTATACTTCACATACTCTTTTTCTAAGATCGCTTGTGCTAAAGCGATGATCACGTTTGTTGAAATACAGATCTATTTCACGTTTACGGCAAATATCCTTGCCAGTAAAGTCTTTGTCTCTGTATTCTTCTCCTAATATTCTAACATCTATATGATACATTGTCAATATATCTTCTAGGTCTTTTTCGGTGCCATATGGAATAATTTCATCAACATACTTTACACCTTTTAACTGTGTATAACGCTCTACAATGGTTTGCACAGGTGCATTCTTTTCAGCTCTATCCACGCTTGGATCCATTTGTAAGGCACAAATTAAATAATCGCACTGCTCTTTTGCTTCTCGTAGCATTTGCACATGACCTGCGTGTAATAGATCAAATGTTGAACAAGTAAAACCTACTTTCAAAAGTCAATCTCCCTGCCAACTGTAATAATGTTTCTTAATCATTTCAGCAACTCCAAGTTTGCAATTTTACTAATCTTTTCGCCAAAGTCGTCGTCCTTGTGGATAATGTAAGTGCTTGTATCATTGCGATCAGTTTTACGATCATAGCGTCTAAACTCCACAATCTGTCCGCCTACAGCACTAAACACACGGAAGTTTAGGATAGGTTCAGCATCGCACATATTTGCCTCTACATCACGGCTTGCGCGAACCATGCCTACACTATTTTCTTTTCTTACGTCTTCCCAGTCCTCGCGGACCCATTTGATTACTTTTCGTTTAATCCACTTCATTTTAACGCCTCAAAGGTTTTGTATTTTTCAAGTTCTGCTTCGTAAGCATCCTTTAGTTGTTTTAGTTTAGGATACTTTGCTTCCATATCTACGTCACGCTTTAATAATAACAGAGCATCACGCATTTCGTCAAGTTCTTCTAGTATGTCTCTACCCTGTATAATAGCGCGGCCTTCTACAGTAAGATTGTGTTCTACAGGAAATGTGCTTTCTGTAATACTAATGTTACCAAATGGATTATAGTTTTGTGTGCTATTAAAGATAGCATCTGCCCTACGATCACCCATCGTCTTTTGCTCCACCATACTTTTTATTCATATAACGTGTATGGATATCACACTGCAATCTGTTTGGATAATTTCCAATCTTAACTTTCATCTTCTTGTTTCCTGTTGATGAACACTTTTAGTGTTCGTTCATCATCTTGTAAACCGCACACAACTTCTTGATCATCGTCGAGATACTTTATGTATGCACGACCTGTCTCGTCTATTACTTCAACTCGAGTCACTTTATCAGTCTTCATATCGTATCACCTCAACATTATGTTCTTTGCCGTTGATTCTCTCCATGTCAATTCCATTCAAATAAGCTGTTGAAAGTTGTTTTTTGTTTGGTGCTTTCGATATCATATTTCAGCACACCAATTAAATTGTCAAGTTTGTTGTCGATAATTACTTCTTCCATTGCATCACCGTCAAATGGCAACTCTTTGAACCAATCTGGCAAACGTAATTCGTCTGTTGGATACGCAACACTGGTATATCCCAACGGATTTTGCTTGAGTTTACAAACAATAACCTTCATACCATCAACGATTTCTTGTGAATACTTGTCACCATTCATACGTTTGAGCGTATTCCAGTTGATACTTGCTCTAACGTGTCCAGGCATATTTGCCTTGCCTTGCTTTTCTTCAAGTCGTTGATAGTGTCCAATCTTGTTTGCACGTTTAGGTGAACCTTTTTCAAAGCCTGGACGATTTTTAAATTCTTTTCTAAACTCGCTGATTGCATCAAGTATTTCTTTTTCTTCTTTCTTCTGTAGCACCATGTCAAGTAAGTCTTTCAAAAAGTCTTGCATGAACACCGGAGTATCACTACGTTTCAAGTCCAAGCCCATGGCTTTAACTTTGCCTAGCTTGCCATCTACATCGGCTCTAAATCCTTCAATGTCATACACTAATGCAGCATAGCGTTTTTTAGTAATAAACAAGCCTGTTTCAGCAACGACTTCTCTTGCTGCTGCAATTACGTCTGAACGGGACTTTGGACAATGAAATGCTTTCATCATAAAGTCTGGAAATGTAGTGTTTGCCTGTTGACATATTTGATCATACAGTGTAATTACGTTATCTTTATCCCAAGGAATAATGCCTTTGTTAATATCCTCCTTTAAGATAGGATATGCACTGAAATAGCAAGAATCAGTATCACCATATATAATTGCTTTACCAACATGATCATATTGGCCAGTAATAACTTTGTTAACTTCTGCTGCCATGTGTTTTACAATAGTTCTGCCAGACAGTGTAGTTGATTGACCAATGCGTTTATCAAAGAATCTACAGCCTGGATTCAAAATAGCACCATACAAACTGTTCAAGTTAATCTTTTTAACCAACTGACGTTTGTCCCAATACTCAATTTCAGCATCGTTTTTTGCATCTTTTGCTTTTTTAAGCATTGCTTGTAGTTCTTTACGTTCGCTATACCAACGCTTTAGCAATCCAGGAATAACACCTTCTACTTCTGTAGTAAAAATAGTGCCATTTGAACTTAGCATCCATGGTTGATTGCTGTCAAAAATAAGTTTGTAGATTTCAGCACCACTTAATACATGTGTTGTGCCATCTTCCAAATCCAGTGTTAGCGCAACATCTTTACGTTGCTCCATGATTGCATCATATTCTTCTGTGGCAAAACGACCTTCCCAACTGCCTGCAAAACTTTTCTTTTTAAGTGTGGTATCTTCCAACACTCTTGCATCAGTTAGTTCTAATCTAATCTGTCCAACAATGGTTTCTGGGCCCATATTCATTGCACGAATAATACTTGGATACAGACTGTTCAAGTCCATTGATCCAATCCACTCATGCACGCCTTTTTTTGGAAACGCAACATACGCACCAGCCGCTGCTGTATTGCCTTCGTGTTCACGTCTATTAGGAACCTGCATACCACGTCTATGTGCTTCGTTAACAATAGCCTGTTCGGTCACTGCAACTGCACCCATAGTTGTTTGAAGCAGCACAGTGTTGTCATGCGCAATTTGGTTTGCTAGATCAATAAATCTCAGTTTCTTATCCAGTTTGTCTAACAGTGCAACGTCTTGTCTGTTGTATTCGATAAACTTTTTAAAGTCATTGTTATAAAGTTGGTCAAGTGTGCCTTCATACACAGTCTTGTTTTCACCAACTTCCATTTCACCAATAGCGTCTAGTCTGTATGTATGACGTTCTTCATATGTATACTTGCGATATAATTCAAGATAGTCCATATGAACTCTTCCGATAGTGTCAAACGTTTCAGCAGTTTTTCCATATTTTTCAAATTCTCTGCGTTTAGGCAACTGTTGCCACAAACAAAAACGTCTTGTATCGTCTTTGCTTAATACACGACTTACACGATTAACAGTGTATGGAATATCATATCCTTCGCTGTTCCAACCACTGATAATGTCAGCATCTTCGATACTGTCAAGGAACGCTTCAAGCATGTCGCCTTCTTTATCAAACAAGAAAGTGTTTTCAAAATCTGCACATTCTTCTTTTGCTTGTTGCATTGTAAGTGTTTTGGGCGGCAATGCAAATGTCACAAGTGCATCCAACCACTGTAAATGCACAGTAATAGCAGTAATGGGCATAAATGGATCACTTGGATCAGCAAAGCCGCGCTCTGGATCAAAGTCAGTCTCAATATCGAAAAATGCAATATTCAGTTTGGGTGCATCTTGATTGAGATAGTTTTCACTTAAACATTGAAAGATTGGATTCACATCTGACTCAAACATTTTCTTGCCTTTATTGATAGCAAGTTCTTTGCGGAAGTCTTTTGTGTTCTTGCACACTACTCTGGTTAGTGGATCGCCATAGATACTTTTGTATTTGCCACGCTGATCTTCGTAATAGAATGTATATTTTGCTTGATATTCTTGAAAGCGTCTTACACCATCTTTGCGCTCAACAGCACGAATAATGTCAGCATCGCGGTCAAAAAATGCATCTACATATGGCATTCGAAACTCCTATTTTTACTAACATAACACATATTTTACAACTTGTCTACATATGATTTTAATTTTAATATTTTTTCTTTATGTTTTATTGCGGAAGGATACCATACAGCTTCTTCGTCAAAGAATATGTCAGGCAATCTAACATTTTTGACATTACGTAAAAATACTTTTTGGTTATGTAAGGCAATTTCTTGTGCTTGTTTATAAACATTTTTATCTAATTTTTTTATTTGCATTATTAAATTATCTATACGTTCTTCTATTGTATCTAATTCATCAAAACTGTAATCAAAAATATTGTCATACAATTTATAACCGTCTTTTGTTAACAATTTGTTTGCATTTTTATAACCAATTATTACAAAAGGTTGTCTGTGTAATAGACAACTATAGGTTTTTTCTGTTAGTAGGGTGTTATTATTTATTTCTACATCAAACCAACTTTCTGTGACAATATTAAAACAGCATTTTTGCCAAAGTTTCAATGGAGGGGGTGGATTGTCCTCATAGCTGTATACTAAGTCTGATCTATATTCTTCAGGTGGAAAAAACTTTTTTATTTTTTTACGCCATAGTTTATCAAACTGTGCTTTTTTGCTATCCTGTAAATATTTTTTGGTAAGTATATCCCATTCAGACGTTTGTTCTTCTTTGTAACTTACTAATCCTTGTCTTAGTAATTTATTGTTGTAAAGTGATTCAGCTAGATAATCTCTGTGATAGCCTACACTACGCATTTGACACAAAAACAAATGTTCTGGATCTTGCTGTCTATCGATAGTTGGTTGCATACACAACAACATATCGATATCAGGCCATGTTATATGATAGTCTTTACTTCCAATATAGGGATCGGAATGATTGCAGTGCCAGAAAAACTTTTTTCCTTTGATTAAATTACAAAATCTTTTGTGTTCAACTTCAGACCAATACAGCTTGCCTGGCACTCCGGTTAAATCTAACCCTTCTTCAGTGTAAAATACAAAATGTATTTCTGTTGTTGCATCATGATCATGCCATTTTAGTTCAGGCTCAACAATGCCATCTTCGTCAACAGAATATATTACTTTCATCTATCAAAGCAAGTGACCTGTAGTGTAAATCTATGCTCAATTCCCATGTTATATGCAGCATGTGGTGCACTACCAGTCCAACTAATCCAATCACCTTTTTTCCAATTGCATAAACAGGTATCTTCTACATGGAAATAGTGACCTAGTTTGCAATCTTCTAAAAATACAATATAACGTGTAATAGTGTTTACATCAGTGATATTGTGTATTTTCATAAAGTTTGCATACATGTCTTTATGCAATGGTAATATATTAGCAGGAGGTGTTCTATAAAATGCTACTTCGTGATGGTCGTGTTTTGGAAGTTGTGCAACAACATCTTTGTAGAATTCTGGCATGATGTCTTTAGGACCTACATAGACATCGTTATTAATAATCACTTTGTATGGATCGTGTCCATACATAATATACTCATCACCGCCATAGCCTCCTGCACTTTCATAAGGTAAACTATAAAATTGTTGGTCTTGCCAGCATGGCTTAATGTGTCCTTGTTGCATATTCTAACTCCTACTGTATTACTTATTCTTTGTCATAGCCAGTAGTGGCAACAATGGTTTCTAAATCTTCAAATTCGTCTTGATGGCGTGACCAATCATTCTTTTGTGCAACTTTTATTGCTTTGTTGATTAGACTTGGTTTTACATTCAGTTCTTCGGCGACTGCTTTAACAGTTTCTTTTAATCCGCCTTGTAGATCTTCAATTTCTTGTAATACAGTAACGCCTTCTTTAATTAGTCGTTCTAGTTTGGCTTTTTCTTCAGCGCCATATACTCTATCGCTCATATATTACTCCTTATTTTTATACGATTATATACGATTATATGCGATAAGTCAATGATTACTTTTTGATAGGAACACAGTTATCCACACGCTTGCCACCTTTCATTTTGGTGCCCATGCGCTTGTAGCCTTTCCAGCATACTTTTCCATCTACGCCTTTTTGCTTTTCTTCAGGCAGTATAGTATAGCTAGGTTTGCCACATTCTGGACAAGTATTGTTTGTGACTTCCATAATTTTCATTATTTTGATCCTTTTTTCTTTGCCATTTTTGTTGCTGTTGCATACATTACAGCCTTAGCATCTTTGCCATATCGTTTTTCAAAATCGCCTTTGGATTTTTTCATACCTTTGACGTATTTTTCTTTTTTCTTTTCTTCGCCTTTAGTTAGTGTTCTTTCTGGAGTAGGTTCATCTTTATTCAAAGCACTAGGAGCAAACGCTGCACTTTTAGCTGCGCTTCTTGCTGCCATTTTTTTGATTGCTTTTTTTGCTAGATGTGTAGCAGCCATTCTACCAGCAGTCCATGCAAGTGCTGGTAAAATCTCGTCTACTTTTTCACTCTTTTTTTTTGAAAATCTTCGCTGAGTTTTGACTTATATGATTTTACATCTTCGTCGCTCATTGTAAACTTGTGACTTTCAGTAGCAATAGGTGAATTATCATAGTCAAGTGTGTGATAAACCGAACCAATGTAATCTGCTGCTTTGGTAATTTTGCTCTGCATCCAGCCTTCAATGCCTTCTGCTTCACTTACACCTTTGAGCATTTCGTGTAGTTTGATAGAATACTTTGCAATTTTATATAGTTCTGCTCTAGCCATTTGCACTTCGTGATCACGTTCTGCAATATCAGCCATATCTGCAAGTCCTTCACTAACAGCTTCAGCAGCCGGCTCTGCTTTTACTTTATTGATTAACGACTGTATAATTTCTTTGCTCATACCTGTAATTTTCATCACATCGTTGAGATTCTTTGGACCAAAATTTGCACCGTAATTGGTAAGTGTATCACCTAAACGTGATAGTGCATTTGCCATCATAAGTGTGTTGTCATCAGTTCCTGTCATGTTGGAACTCATATCAATCATTTTACGACCCATTGCAGCAATGCTTCTGTGCTTTGGATCCATTTCGTGGTTTTCGTTAGTCATAGTATTCTCCGGTTACTACTATTTATCTGTTTTTCTTTTTTGCTTTGCGTTTTGGTGCAACACCTCTACGCCTCATATCACCTATAGGCATAGCAACAGAAGCAACTGCTCCAGAAACATTCTCGTTTATGTTTTCTTGATACTTAGCAACTAAATCGTCGCCTTTTTTCATAAAAAACTTTTGAAGTGCTACTGCACCAAGGATAAGAGCAACTGCCATGCCTATTTCAAATTTATTATCAATCAGCATTTGAGCATATTTTTCACCAATAACGCTTACTACCCAATCCCAACCTTGGTCAATATAATAGGCTGCTGTTGCTCCTATTGCTATTTTACCCATATGTCTTTTTATTACCCATCTTAATACTGGCCATGCTGCTCTTCTCGCTGAGTAATTTAATATCCACATAACTGCTGCATATATTGCAGGTGCTATTTCGTCTAATTGTTGATCTTCGCCAACCAATCTTCCACGCATAGGATGAGGTGTTTCATTACCACCGGGTTTTCTAAGTTTAGGAGCAGGTTCTTTTCCTCTAACTTTATCAGCGTTTACTCCCCCACCTGTAATTTCACGCAATTTCATTTGCTTCTCCTAATAGATAAGATTTTAGTATCAGGACCATACTGTGCCATTATTTGCTTTTTAGCCTCAATAGCATTACGTGCATTAGTCTGCACTTTTATAGCCTGCGAATAGAACTTCTGTCTAATACGTAGGTCAGCAACAAATAAAAAGAACGGCGGTGCCTTAAATGTCTCTCTTAGTCTCATGTTAGTATTTAGCCCAATCAAATAACTTTACTTTTTCTTCAGGTTCTTCGAGTGTGTGTCCGCCTTCCATCAAACTCCATTCAAGTGCAGTATAACGAGGTTGTGTGTCTTCTGTCATTCCTAGATTAAACAAAACATTTGTTTTTTTACCTTTGACATTGTTTTTATGTGTTGGTGGTTTACCGTCTTTGTCTACTTTGAAGCCAAATTTAGCTGCTTCAATACTTGTTTGATTGACTCCAACATCAGCTGTAGTGTTTACACCTTTTACAATTCTGCCATCTTCAAACAAGTCAGACATTTTCATTTTTTACGTCCTCTAAATTGCACTGGTCCTGTCATATGAGGTAAACTAAACCATAGTTTAAACCAATCTGGGTCGCCAGGCTTAATGCCTTTTTTCTTTTCAATCTTTCTTTTTTCAGCAGCGGCAGCACTAATGTTCTCAGGAGTATATTCAGTATATCCTTTGAATTCATTTATCCCCGCCAGCTTCTTTAGATCTTCTATATTCATTCCAGTATTTGTTTCTTTCGTTTGTGCTTGTTCTATTTGCTTCGTGTTCTTTATACTTTGCAATGTAATGTGACCATTCTATGTCGTCAACACTCATATCTTCGTGTTCTCTCCACGTTATACTATACCCATCTGGATATAGATCTACTACTTTTTCTTCCCGCCCTTCATGTTCGCGCACCAATGATACATCCTCGCTTTCTCACCCGAACTATTTTTTGCTCGCTTACGTAATGCTGTAACACTGCCATTACAACTTGCCCCCGCACGTTTTACACGCCCTGGTCTGCTTTTGCCTTTTACTTTACCGTCAGCAAAGTTTTCATTCAATCCAAGTTCATCAACCATTATTTCTAACGCTGAATCTACATCATTTAAACCATTTTCTTCTTTTGTGCGCTCATACCAACTTCTTACAAAGTTTGATGCTGCGTGTCCATAAGTATCTGGAGCCATCATCATTTGATAAAGAACTTGGTCAGGTGCTTCTCGTTGAGACTTTACAAATTTTCTAAGACTATCTAAGTCTGTACTTTCATTATATGCTACATCTGTTGCTGCTTTTGCTTTGGCAGCATCTGGATGTTTAGGGTTGATAGTAACTACTTCGCCATTTATTAGTTCAGAAAAGTTTGCTGCTTTTCCTAATTTATTTAACAACTGATGTAATTTGTCAGTAAGGTCTGTTTTAATTTCATAGTTTGGTTTGCCACGAACCTCTGTGCGATTTCCGGTTTTAGTGTCTACAATGTGTAGAACATCCATTTCTTTCCCACGCTCTAGTTGTAGCTTGTATGCTTCGTTTGTTGTTTTACTTTTCCAAGCATCTTTATCACCTTTAGCTGCTGCTTTTCTTCTAGCAGCAATTTTATCTTGTATACTTGGTTCAAACTTTTCTGGTTTCTTTTTAGTAGTTGCACGTTTAGGGTGCTTTGTTACAAAGCCTAATATTTCAGTAATGCCCATTCCTTTTCTAACATCGGTAAACATTTGCTGTGCTATTTTTGGATTAGCAACGCCTTGTTTGAAACTATCAAAGTCACCTGCTGCTGCCGCTGCTCTCATTTTACTTGCACTCATGCCTTCTGCACCTTCAGCATCTGGATCGCGTTCGCCTGCACTCACAACATCTATTTTATTGAAGTTATATTCTTTACCATTGTATTGGTTTATAAGTTTTGTAAAATCTTCTATTCTATCACTTCCAGCAACATAGATAATACTATCATAACCCATGCTTTCTATTTTTTGTAATGCTTGTATAATTGTTTTTACATCACTACTACCAACTGTTACATTTGGAAAACTTGCTTTTGCATATTTTAGTTTATCTGCAAAACTAAGTGGATCTGTTTTTGGCTTTTGACTTTGACTTACAAAAATAAATGAATCACCTGGTAGGCTTGCAACTTTGTCTGCAAGTTTTTTGTGTCCTATTGTAGGAGGATTCATACGTCCAAATGCTAGAACTGCTGTTTTTGGTGCTTCTTTAATATCTTTAAATTTCATGACGGTGTCCACCTTGCTCTTGGCACAAGTTTTGTCTTGCTTCCTAATGCAACATAGCCTTCGCCGCCTTTTTCGCCCTTGGTGCTTTGTTTTACATCTGCTGGAGCATCATCTAATTGTTGTATAATATCGTCTTTAGTTGCCATTATTTGTTTTACTAGACTGAATATTGCAGGTAGTGCTTTTGGATTTTGATCATTCATTGCTGCAATTTTTTGTTGTTTGTTTGCACTTACTTTGCTTGTTTCTAGCCAATTAAAAAAGTTTTTATCCAACTGTTGTAGATTACCTGCTCTACTGGTTTGGTTAACATATGTATAAATTATATTTTTCATATCACCTAACCCTGCAACAGGTGCTAAGAAACTGTCAATAGCTTTAGCATGGGTGTTTGCATACTTTCTAATTTTATCTACATTACCAGTATCTACATTTGGTTGATGTGTTACATATGTCTGTCCTAATACTACTGCATCATTATTGTTAAATGCTTTTACATCACTAATAGGTGTTCCACTATTATCACCAAAGTTGTCATATTTGGTATGCACAACAACTCCCACTTGACTGTTGCCAATACGTTTGCCTAAATTGCTGCTAGGATCTACTGTATAGGTAACAAGGTTAGGTGTAAATTGATATCCACTATCAGTTTTTATTACCGGCTTTCCTGGATGGTATAAAATATCTCCATATATATAACCACGGAAGTTAGGATCAGTAGCATTTTTCATTACATTAAAAATTGCACTCATTTCGTTTGCAAATCTATCACGCCACTCTTCGCCTTTGCCTGTATTTCTAATAAAATTACTTAGATTGTCTGCACTATAACTTTTGTTACGACCCCAACCGTTTTTGCCAACCAAGACAAAACGCCCATCTGGTTCACGCCCCCAATACATTGTAGGATATCCGTCCCATTTAATAGCAACATCTCCTGAGTCACTACCGAGTTTGTCTAGTATGTCTGCTGCTTTTTGTGCACCGGCACTGCCATCTACGAAAACAAGATCTTCAAGATGCTGGTATTCTCTGCCTACTTTAGCTTCTGTAAGTATCTTGAATTCTCTGTAACGCATTAATACTCCTTGTTACGGAAGGCTTCTTTTTCTGCGTTTAGTAATCTACTTGCACATTCCATTTTATCGGCATCAGACATAAGTTCTTCGTGACGTTTAGGAATATTATATTCTGCACAATAAGATTCACATGCCTTTTCTATCATTGGAAACAATGACTTTTTACTGAATTTACCACCGTTTTGAACTTTTTCTTGCACATCACACATTGCAGGATATGTATTTTTTCTATAGAAGTTGCTGTCATTGCGCATGTATGATAAAACATCTTCAATAACATCAAAAGGAAGTTCGTCTCCAATTTTTAATTGGTTAACGGAATTCTTATCAAATATTTCATTAATCTTCATATTACCACTTCCTACACGACCAATAGCGAGCTTTTGTTCTTGGTCCTGGATTATCACAATTATGTCTAGCACGGAATGAACGTCTACGTGCTGGATTGGACTTTTTAATTTTCATGTTAGGATCGCCAAAGTTTACTTTTTTAAT